AAAACCGCCGGTGAGAAGCCAGGCAAGGTTCAGCATTCACGCCTCCTTCTTAAGTGTCGGTCAGGCAAAAGTGAGTGTTGGTCAGTGGCGGAGCGCGCGGTCGGCGATCTCGGAGACCGTCTCGCTCGCCTTGTTTGCGCCGGTTCTTGTCCGGTCGATCTTCGCCCCAAGCGTGGCGACGCCGAAACCTCCGGCGATCAGGGCCCAGTTCTGCGAAAGCGCGCGGATGAGGGAGACGATGGACGTATCGCCCACCGCCCATTGGGCGAGCGCATCGGCGAGGCCGCCAATGCCGGCCGCAATGCCGAGGATCTCGGCACGATGGTCCTTAAGAAACCCGCCCCGAATGAGTGCCCAGAGCCTGAACATGAGACCTCCAGCGTGCGGCGCTTGCGCTCAAGCAGGCCGTTGCGCTCAAGCAGCGCTCCGCGCGGTAGCGCTTCGCTAGTGGCCGATAGGCGCACCAATTAAAGAATCGAAACGCCGCCCTTGAGGCGGCGCTTCGATCAGTCGGGCAATTGAGCTCGGGTTAAGCCTCCGGCTGCACCTGCGGCTCGACCGGCACCGGCGCCGGCTCGCTGACCGCGGCGGTGCGGGCCTTGATGGCGTCGGAGACCGCCGTGTCATTGGCGCGCAGCGTGTCCACGAAAGCCTGCAGCTCGACCGGGTCGGCGCCGCTGTTGATCAGCTCTTGCACCTTGTCGGCGAGCGTATTCACCGCCACGACGGCGCCCTGAGACACCGACGTGTTGTTTGCGAGCTCAGCCCGCATATCGTCAATCCATGCCATTTCGGTCACTCCTTCCTTTTCGATCTTGTCCAGTCGGTTGATGATGAGATCGAGCCTTCGGTTCATTCTCCGAAGCTCGTTGAGCACGCGAGTCTGCATCCTTGCCTCCTCGCTTTCCGGCCTCATGCCGAAATGGAAAGGCCGCCTGGAGTGGCGGCCGGAAAAAGAGCTCTGCAATGACCGCTAGTCCAGGGAGGTTGTCCCGCGCCAGCGCTGGAGGTATTTCAGGAATACCAACCCCGCGGAGCCAAGCCCGGTGACGAGGCCGACGCTGAGCGTGGCCACCTGCAACCACGGCACCAGGTTGGAAGGATCGATCCAGGCGATCACACTCGGGTCAGCCAACGTCGCCGACGCAATCGAGACGCCTGAGCCTGCCCCGCCAATGGCGGCTGCCTTCCCCGCGCTCACATGCTCGACGGCGCGATAGATCGATGCGCAAAGGTGCATATGCGTGTGCCCTTCATTCAGTGGTTTGGATTTTGGGCGCCGCGCCGCGTGTCGCCAGATCGAATGCGGATCCTCCGTGTGAACGTCGCGCAACCGCCTGAAGATCGTGCCATGACCGGAAGCGCGGCGCAGCTAAGCGGCGTTGGCGGTGCCGTTGTCGCGCCTCAATGCTCCCCCCGGTAGGCGATGCCGGATTTCACCGGCAGCCCGAAGAAGTTGTCGCCGTAGAACGTGGCATGCGTCGACCCACGTTCGAGCCAGGCGAAATAGTGATAGCCGAGGCCAGGAACACCAACATATTTTGCCGAGATCGCGATCGCCCAGCTCGCATTGGTCAACGTGCAGAACTTGTTGATAACAGCGGAATCGACCGACGTGGAGTCGAGGCCGATGCCCGTCCCCATGCTCTCTCCGGCGCCTGAGCCTCCATTGCCGACGTAATGATTCACGGTGACATCGACGGCATCTTCGCTGAGGCCATAGAGGGCTTCGATCTGATTGTTCGCCGAGGCGTTGGCTTGCTGGAAGGAGGCGGTCGCGTAGGCCCAGCTATCGGTGCTCTCGATGCGCTTGGCGAAGGCCGGCCTGCGATTATAGGCGTTCCACACCATCAGCCTCGGCGGCGTGCCGGTCGGAGTGAAATCGACTTGCGCCGAGCCGTTGGTGCGGACCGAGCCGACATAGGTGCCGCGCTGCGCCGCAGGCCCGTTAGTGATGGCGATCTTATTGACCCAGATGCCCCTGACGCGCTCGAGCTCCGTCGTGCCTGCCCCGGTGCCGCGCGCGGTGCCGCTCGACCATAGAGGCCCGCGCGTGCAGCGGAGCGTGCCGGCGTCGTTCCACACAAAGAGGTCGTAATTGGAGTTGTTCGCCGCCGCCGCAGGCGACTTGGTGGTGTCGGACAGCGCTTGCGAAAGCTCGCCGCCGATGTCGGTCGGCACGAACTGCACGCCGTCAAAGATCGGCACCAATCGGTGCAGATAGGGCGCGTAGTAGATCGTCGCGGCGCCGGCCACGTCCGAGGTCGGCACCGGCACGCCGGAGGAATTGGTCAGCCTGCCGCCGGGGAACAGGAACGGCGGCGGTCCAGCCACGCGCAAGGCGAAGTTGAGCGCGCTGGCGTCGAGCGTGCCGCCGATGCCGCTCGTGCATTGCCAAATGCTGCCGGCATAGAGCGTGCCGGCGACGACCGAGATCAGCGCGCCGGTATGATCGTCATAGGTGGGGAAGTCCGGGGTGCGGAACGGGGTGGTGAACACCACCCAGATGCCGTTCTCGGCAGGATTGGTCTGGAAGGCGAGAAACACATGGTCGCCGTTGAGCAGCGATATGCCGTTGAGCGTGTCGCCGTTGTTGCCAAAGGCTCCCCGCAGCGCGGCATCAAGCTCGCGCGGTGTCATTGACCAGAAGTCGTCAGGTGCAAGCCGCAACATTCCGAGTCCTGCCGTCATCGCCGCGTCCCAGGGAAAGGGCTCGGGCGCACGGCGTTCGTCTCTCACCTCGCCGCCGCGCGTTCCTCCAAAGGGCCGGCCTCCTCCCCTGGCCGGAGCGCCGTGAAGGTGGCGGCGAGCAGCCGCGCCACGATATCGACGAAGCCGGCGGCGCCGCCTTCGCTCTTCATCACCGCCACCGCCTCATCGTCGAGGTCGTAGCCCGCGCCGCGCAGGCCCGCGCCGATCATGCGGATCGCGTCCTTGGCCGCTATGCGTCCAGCCTCGAAGCGCTCGGCCACGGCGAGCATATCGTCCTCGCCAAATTCGTGCTCGAGCTCGGCGAGCGCGCCAAGCGTGAGACACAGGCGATAGCTCTTGCCGTCGAGGATCGCCTCGATCTCACCGCGATGCCGATTGACCATCGTCCCCCTCCGTTACGGTGCCGCGGTAAACTCTAGCGCGCCCGCCGACTCAAGCCCCATGTCGAAGCTGATCTCGCCGTCGTGCTGGCCGGAATATTCGAGGCTCGCGATCTGGAACGGTCCTTCGACCGTGCCGAGCTCAGGCACGATCACCCGCCAGTCCCGCACCGTGCCGTTGAAGAAATATTGGCGCACCGTCTCGTCGGTGCTGGCATCCTTGAAGATGCCGCTACCGGTGATGCGCGCGGTCTTCACCCCTGCGCCGTCCAGAAGCTCGCGCCAGCGCCCGACCGACTCGGTGTCGGTCACGTCGACGGTTGCCGCGTTGAAGGCGAGCGTGCGCGCGCGCAAGCCGGCGACCGTCACGAAGCTCCCTGCCCCATTGGTATCGACCTTGAGCAGCAGGTCCTTACCCTTCTGCGCCGTCATGCGAGATCCTCTTGTTCAGTGCAGGCAAATGAAAGGGCGGCCGAAACGCCGCCCTTGGTGACCCATCGGTGAGTGGTACCCCCGTTTGTGGCGTCTAGCTTTCCGCCTCCACGCCAAGCCGGCTTGCCACCATCTTCCTCAACAGCACGCGGTCGCGGGCCGAGACCCCGAGCAGCTCAGCCACCCGCCAGACGAGGTTCGACTCGAACTCATGCACCACGCGGTCGGCCATGGCGATTTCCCACAGCATCTCGATGATCTGCTTGCGGCCCTCCTGGTCGAGCTGGGCGCAAAGGATGCTAGTGAAGCGGTAGAGATCGACGGCGTCGTGCTCGCGGACTTCCGCTTCGCGAATGAGCTGGCGCGTTTCATCGTCGCCGAGCCCGAAATGCGTTTGCAGCAGGGCCTTGAGCTTGCGCCGCTCTTCGGGGGCAACTTCCCCGTCGATGGTCGTCGCGTGAACGAGCAACGCTGCAGCGGCCAGCCGCAACTCCTCCTCGCGCAAATTTCCGGCACGCGCCTCAGGGTGAGTCAGGCGCTCGAAGAGTTCCGTCAGTGTCGTCCAGGGCGCCATTTGGCTTTGCATTACCCCCGCTTGCGTTTTGGAGAGCCTCCTATAGCGCAAGCGGACGCACATCGCGACCTATGACCCGCTCTTGCTTCGTCATGCCCGGCCTTGTGCCGGGCATCCACGGGTTTCATGAGTCGGAGCAAAGGACTACGTGGATTGCCGGGACAAGCCCGGCTATGACAATGTTGATTCCAATTTGGGTTGTTAAGCCGCCTCGGCCTGGGCCGGCTCGGTCACCGCGCGGTAGCGCACGATGCCGTGATAGGTGTCGCCGTCAGGATCCGGGCGCGCCTCGGAGAATTCGTGGCGTAGATTGACGAGGTCGTGATCGACGAGCGTCAGCGGCTGGTCATGCAGGGTCGACTTGATCGCTTCGATGATGTCGTGCACCTGCTTCTTGCCGCCGGCGCGCGACCAGACATGCAGGGTCAGCAAATGCTCGGCCCCGTCTTCGGTGCCAGTGCTCCAGTCGCGAACGAGGCTTTGGCCGAGAGTAATGAAGGGATAGCTCGCGGCTTGCGGCGCATCGTCATAGATGCGGGTGCCGCCGAGGAGAGCGCCGAGCTCGGAAGAATTCGCCAGCGCCTGGTAGATGCCGCGTTGCAGCGACCAACCTGTACTTGCCGTCATCGCAAGTCTCCATCAACCACCGGTTAACCATATGGGGTGGCGGGGCTGCCCCTTCAATGCGAGTTCTTGGTGCCCCATGATCAGACCTTGGCCGACGCTTTCAAAGCCGCCGCGATCACCTTTCGGACCGCATGGTTAACAGCCGGTAAACGAGCGTGCAAAACTGGCACAAGCCAGGGAAACGCCCGTCTCCTGGCCGTGCCGAATTCCAGAAAGAACCCTTCCGGATCGTCGGTTCCGACTGCAAATGCCGGTTGATCCCCTCCCTCTAACTCCATGATTTTGATGGACTGTGCCAGCCGGCTCTCTGGATCTCGCTCGCGCAGTCTTTCGCGCGCGGCATCGGCCACCGCCTCGGCCTCGGCGCGCAGCGCCGGTCCGAGGTTTTTGACCGCCCCGAGTGCAGCGAATCGCTTTTGCAGTGCATCGAGGCCGCGAATCTCCAGAGCAGGCCTCACAGCTCACGCTCCTCGCACCAACATTTGAGCCAGCGCCTCCGCTCCTCGACGTCGATCACCGCAAGAATCTGGAAGATGCGTGCGCCCTTGCGGAGGCGCATGGCCGGCACCACCCCTGCCCGATAGCGCAAGCTCACCTCATGGGTGATGCTGCCGGCGAGCCGGTCGGATTCAAAGCGCTCGTCACCGCTGATCGGGCGAAGATCAGCGGAGAGCGTGGCGACCGTGATCTAGCTCTCGGTGAAGCCGCCGCCTTCGTCGGCGACGGAGCTCAACTCTTCGAGCGTCAGCCGGTGGCGAAGATCGCTCGGGCGGAGCTCGGTCACAGTCTCACCCGCCGATAAGGCAAGAGGAGACCTGCGACCGTCGCCGGCACCTCCTGGGGAAACTCGCCGAGGACCACCGGCTCGCGATGCTCGAACCAATGGGCGACGAGCAGCTTGAGCGCATGGCGGATCGGCGCCGGCACGTCAGTGGCTTCGTCGCCGTAGCCCGCGGTGAAGGCGACCTCAAAGGCGTTGAGCAGGCGCGCCGGCGAGAGCTGCACGGCACCTGCCGACAGCACGAGCCGCGCCGGCTCCGACAGCACGTCGACGGAGTAGGTCTCGCTGTTCACGACGGTCGGCGTGTCGTCTGGGTCATAGACCCTGACCGCCGTCACCGCCTGCACCGGCTGGATCGGCAATACGATAGTGCCGCTGCGCGGCCAGCCGTCGAGATAGAGCGACCAGCTCTCGGTGATGAGCGCCAGCGACAGCGTGCGCTCGATGAACATCCGTGCTGCGGTGATCAGCGAGGTGAGGAGCGAATCCTCGTCGCTCGCATCGATGCGCAAATGCGCCTTGGCCTCGGCCAGGCTGATC